GTTTGTGGTCTAGCTATGTATTCTAAAAAAAACTGATTTGGTGGGCAGTCTTCCATGCTAAACTTAGTTAAACCGTGTAAAGCACCTTTAGAACCTTTGCCATCTACAGTTCCTGATATATCGTAGCTATCACAACCAAAAGCACCTAAGTAGTCGTTGCCAGGATATTTAATACCATTTTTTATTATTATTCTATTTTGTAAATTACTAGGTGGTACCCAGCTTATTTTAAATCTACCTTTTGGATCTGGATAAAACACAACTTGTGTGTCTTTTATTCCATTAACCCATTGAAAATTACCTATAGAAATACCAAGTGTTCTTGACATTTCTTCATTGTAATCTATTTGCTCGTATAATTTAACTAAATTAAATATACTATTTTTTGTCTCATCTCTAAAAGCGTGCTCTGTAGTTCTTGGAAACTGTCTATAAAACTCATTTAAAGCGTCTTGATCACCTTTTAATCCTTCAGCTTCGTTTTGCCAGTGATCTATTATTCCGTAATCTATTAATTCTCCGTCTGGTCCGTAGACATCATCACTTGGATTATTAAAGACTGGATCTCCGTATTCATCAATAAATCCTTCGTAGTTCCACTCCATTGGGATAAAGAGAGAATATAAGCCAGACTTTGTTTGTCCATTGCGATTTCGTTTTGATACATCTGAGTCATTGTATAGTTTTTTAAAGTTATCACCTCCTTTATCTAAAGAATTAGATGTTGAGCCCATCATACATTTACCTACTATTCTACTACCAAGACGTAAACAAGTTTTTGTTACACGCCAATTATTTAATATATTATCAGGTCTTTCCCATTTGCCGCTTTCATCGTGGACTAACAGTGTAAGCTTTTCTCCGTCATAACTGTTATCACCTGTATTTTTCCAATCGATAGTAGTATCAAGTCCAACCAAGTCTTCCTGCTTTTCGTTAGCAGTAATCTTTTTACGCGTGAACTTACTTGCAGGAACCCTATAAGCAAGTTCAGACTTAGGTCTATCCATACCGTCTTGAATCGGTTTAAAAAAGAACGGGTAATTAACTGATATTGGTACAACTTTGTCTGTAAACATTTTTTTTGCATCTGCTCCGCTTTTTGATAATATACCATATCTACTATCACTTGATATTGTAGCCAAGTTAACCGTTTCTGCTGAAGACATGAATGAAAAACCAGACCTACGATTTTTAAGATAGCACATACCGTAACATCTTTTATCGGCTTTACAAGCTTCCCAGAATATATAGAATAGTCTATTGGCTTCTCTAAAATCAGGTGCGCCTACGTCTATTTTACTCCATTGTAAATACATATAGTGACTACCTGTTATATATGTTGGTTTGTTGTTATTCATAAACCAAAAACCTTCGTCTCTTCGCTTAAACTCCTCGTCTATATAATCGTACCATTGATCTTTAGCCTCTTCAGGATACGCCCTCCAATCAAATATATTTTTAAGTCTTGCTAATTCTTTAGGATATTCTAATCTTTGCCATTTGCGCTTGTCATGCACGTGCAGGTTGGTTGGCACTTTTGGTAAAGCAATTCGTAAGCCTTGCACTTCAATGATTTCGCCAATTGTACCGCTTTTTGATATAATGATAATATCGTGTTCTTTATTATATCCATATTTCCATTTTTTACCTCTATTCATACGAGTTATAGTCGTACGTTTAACAGGTTCTATTATTTCAACTAATGTTTGTTCGTAACTCATTTTGACCTACCTTCAGCAAAGCCTTTAAATACTTTGTCTTTTTTATCAATATCTTTACCTTCAAGTATACTTTCTTCTTCTTGTATTCTATTTAGTATTTCAAAAGCATCAAATATAGCTAACTTTTTTGTAGCCGCTGCATTTTTTAATCTATCAGTACTAACATCGTCTTCTGTGTTTGTAATAATTTTTTCTTTAGCAACGTTAATTAGTTCTTCAACTGCTTTGTGCCCAGCTTGGATTATAAGCTTCTTCGTTTCCTTGATATTCATATTTAATTGTAATAAATTTAGTGTACACTCTATACAACAGCTCTCCATCAATAACAAACTCATAATTAGATATTGGTGTAAAACCTACGAGATCATTTACTTTAAAACTGCCGTCAGTATATTTTATAATACCAATGTTTTCTTGTGTTTCGCTATTAGTGTATTTGTTTTTGTTTTTTATAGGCTTAACCCAACAAAAACCTTTAGGTGATTGCCACTCCCAAAATTTTTTATATAAAAATATTTGATCTGGCTGTACGATATAGGTTTTTTCATTAAAATAACTTTTGCTATTTTTTTCTATACCGTGCTGATTATGCCACCTGCGAAAAACATTGTGATGAACTATAACATCATCGTTTATCTCTATACTTGTATCACCAATTATAGGTGTCGATATAACTTTTGCTTTTCTGTTAACGTATTGATGGTTGAAGATTTCAGTGTTAATAATTAACTCTTTATCTCCAACCTTCTTTACGTTATTATATCTTTTTCCTATAGGCGTTACAACAAAGCTGTAAACGCTTTTCATTAGTATTCTAGATTATACTCTACTGATACAGCCATGTTTTTATTAAAGTCTTTCCATGGTAAAACATCTTTATTTTTTCTAATATATATTGAAAACTTTTCGTCTTCTTCTATTATATCACAAATAGTATGTCCACCGTATACTTCTTGACCAACAGCATAGTGCATAGCATCGTTTTTATAATCTTTACCGATACTAATTTTTCTTATCAGCTTGCTCATTTTCTGGGTATTTTATTGTACCGTCTTCAATATTAATGTTTACAGTTCCATACTGTTCTTCAAGTTCAGTTTGAATAACTTTGAGTTCTCCTTGTAAACTTTGTACTGTATGCAGCAAAGTATGTTTACCTGCTTCATACCTACCTATTTCCATTTGAGCTTTATTAATATTACTAACGATTGTTTGTATTTTATTTAATTGTTCGTCAGTTACTTTTTCTGGTTTTAAGTCAACCAACTTTTCTTTTTTTGCCATTTTATTTAATTTAAGTTAATTTATTTATTTATTGTTCAAATCCAAGTTTAATTTTATATGGATTTGCGTTTAACAGTTCATCTTCATCAGCTATGTCTACAGTTGTATTAGCTTCTGAAAATGTTAATGTAGTAGCTTCTACTTTAGTCAACGTACCAGGTATTGGAGTATCTAAATCGTGTACATATACTTGATCGCCTATACTAAATAGTTTTCTAGCATCTACAGTTTTAACAGTTACAGTTGTAGATTGAGCAGAAGAAGCATCAACTGCTCCATTAGCTACAACTCCAGTTCCGTAATTTCTTCCAGTTACATGAATTCCAGCTACGTATAGTTTACCAAATCCTTTTGTTGTACCAGTATTAGGTTCCGTGTCCATTACAGTTGGACCTCCAAGATCGGTATCAGCACCGTTACCAGGCGCTGTATAAACAACTCTTGTAGGAATTTTACCTAACGTACCATCTCCAGCTACACCTTCTAATCTAAAAGCTCCAACTAAATGATTTGACCAAGAGTTAGTTCCACTCATTGCAGCACCTGGTGCCGCGTTAATAGCACCTAAAGAAGGTGGTGCAACACCGTCTATTGATTTTGCAAATAATAATTCAAGATCAATAGCAGAATTAGCAACCGCCCCGTCTTCACCGTTTGCAACAGCTATAATACTTCTTAGCAGGCTAGATCCATTAGGAACATCTACTGCCGTCCAATCAAATACTATATCACCATTAGCTACATCATCTGTACCGTTATTGTTAGCGACGGTTCCATTAATACAATCTGGATTTACATTTACACTAAAAAATTTTCCCATAATTTTATTTTTTTACTTTTTCTAGTGATCTACCGCCAAAATAAGCACCAATCACTGTTATTAATACTAATTGTAAAAGATCTACATAAGAGTCTTTTACATCAAAATTTATAAAGCCAGCGTCTATAAATACTAATAACACTGTGCTCACTACTAAGAACACTAACACTAGCGGTCTTATATTCTTACTTAGCCATGAATCGCTATTCATGTCTAACTTCCATCTTTCAGTTACTTGCTTTTGCATTTCAGCCTCGTAACTCATAATTAAATCTTTTATTTTTGCTTCAGCTGCTAACTTTTCTTCGTCAGTAGTAGTTAAGCTATCTATAACATTACCTACGTTTTGCACTAATTTACCAGCTCCGGCTGAAAATACTTTACTTAATATACTCATAATTATTTATTTAATATCCACCACCACCGCCACCACTCGAGCTAGTTGATGAAGTAGGCGTTGGATTAATTCTTACGTTTCTTACTTGTTGGGGCGTTATAGTGTTTACAGGACCTACATTCATTGCTGCTGTAATAGTAGCATGATCAGTGCCACCCATATAACCAATTTGACCTAAAATGTTGTGCGTGTGATGTCCAGTTAAATTGTATTGACTAGCCCAAAGTTCTGCTTCTGCTACTGTAGTATACAAAGGCACACCATCTATATTTGTTATAAAACTCATCTCATACCATTATTTGCGTCATGTTCCCAAGGAAAATCACTGCTACCAGCTTCTTTTGCAACACCATCAACAATAATCATATCTTTACCGTTAATATCTTTTCTTTCGTACTTAACACCATTAAACTTAACAAAGTCATCACCATAAGATAATTTACCGACTTTCATATCAGTAGCATGTCTCATCTCGTGGTTTATAACTTCTTTTTCCTCCTCACTACCAGGCACTATGTTTTCGTTTATATATATTGTGCCGTCCATATTAGCCTCACCCATAACACCAGGTGCTAAAGGTTTTCTAATAACAGGTGTACCAGGCACAGAAGCATCGTCGCCAGCTTCTTGACCAAACTTCATTTTAGTTCTTAAACTACCACTTGTCATATAAGGCTTATAGCCTTTACCTAGTTTATACCCCATTATCTATCAATATCTTTTATCATATCATCTATAGCTTTATTATAAACTTTATCTGTATACGATTTGTTATTAAAAAAAGTGCTACGCTCAGATATAGGCAAGTCTTCTTCACCTAGCAACACCCTATATATTCTACTTATTAATTGAGAACATTTAAACGATGTTTTAAATACAGAGTATTTAATTGTTGTTCTGTTACGATGTCTCCAAGCTTCGATCCAACCATCGCGTCTTAACCGTTCCCATCTGTTTTTATCCCATGAATATGTATAAACTCCATTGATAAAATCGTTTCGTGTAAATCTTTTTTTACAATCTAAATAAATTAAAAGTTCTAAGTCTGCGTCGTTTAACCCGTAAGTTTTACAGGCCCATTTTCTAACGAGCCTGTAATACTTAAGGATATTCATTTCACGCAAATCTTGCGCGGTTAATCGCATTTACTATGAGTCTAACGTGAACGCTAATACACTAATACTTGCAATATTAGTATCATAATAAATTTCGTTCCAATCATCTGCAAAAACAACTACTTTACCTTTGTTTCTAGGATCAGTGACAGCGTCATTAACCATCTTAGCAAAGTTTTTGTATTGATTAGCTCCATGCTGTATTGTAACAGTATCAACGTCATTAGCGTCACCTGTTAAAGCATCAAAATATAAATGAGTCTCGTTACTATCTTTCATTTGTATACCTCTTAAATTAGAAGCTGGATATAACTTAACATCATCCGGATCGATTGGTTTTAACATTGTTATAACGTAATCGTTTTCAGTCCCTGTGCTTGATTTAGTAAAACCGTTAACAGCGTCTGAACTTGCAGTAGGTATACTTAAAGTACCATTAGTAGCATGATAAGTAAAATCTGCTATATTAAGAGTTACTCTATCACCAGCCGCTACAGTTCCATAAGCAGTACCAAATGTCATACCTGCAGTAGCAGATAATACCTCTACTTTAAATATACCTTTAGCAGGAGCATCAGTACCAGGTGGTACAGGATCAGTTAAACTTGTTGTTAATTGTATGTCTTGACTTGACTGATTAACTAAATTTTCAGTACCAGCCGCTTTTGCAAAATATAAATATGTGTTTTCCATTTCTTATTATTTTTATAAAGTAGTAAATGCTACTGAAGTTATTAAATTAATTCCCTCTCCACTGACTTTGTCGTGTACAATTATAAAGCCATCTTTAGGTGAAGTTGAAACTAAATCACCAAAAGCCTTTATAAAAGCTTCGCAATCTCCGTTAGCGTGTGTTACTGTAAACTTAGAAAAGTCTGCAGTTCCATTTACTTTGTTAAAGAATAACTCTGTTGTTGTAGCTGTTGCTGGTATAGCGCCTAAAAAAGTATCAGCGTTTATCATAATAGCATCGCCAGCATCATCAGCAGGGTCGTTTGTTATTGTAAAATATAAAGTTTTATTCATTTTTTTTTATTTTAAACGTTAATACTAGGCCATTAAGCAAGTTACAGATCCTTCAAAAGGACTAATATACTCACCATTTTTTTCATCTGCTACAGTGTATAAAGAATATTTACTACCATTTAATATACCTGACACTATTTTAGCTGCTTCTTTGAACTTAAAAGTTCCAGCACCAGCTTCAAGTGTTGGTAATGTTAAAGTAACTTTATCAATACTGTCCCTGTCTTTACCACCTCTAAATTTTAAAGTAACAGTAGTAGCATCAGCTATTTCCATACATAAAAATTCAGAAGCTTTTCCTACAAACGCATCGTCATCTCCTAGTTGATTTGCATCACCAAATAACAAGAAAGTTTCTTTCAACGTGTTTCTATTAGCTTGTGTTGCCATAATTTTTGTTTTTTTAATTAATAATTAGTTTGTTGTTTTAAGTTTGAGGGTTTTGGTTTATGGATTAGGTTTAATCTATTAATACCACGTCACCAGATCTGATAACTTGGTATAATATGTCTTTATACTGAACACCGTGGCCTGCATGCTTATCGTAGTATACAATATCGTTTTGTTTTATACCTTCAACTAAGTTGCCAACAGATATAGCTTTAGCCTTTATATACCTATTGTCATCATCTATATCTTCAGTAACAATAAGGCCAGCTATCTTTTTTTGTTCAGTTTT